TATCAACTTACGTAATTGTGGCGTAGATCACAGGGCCTCGGCCCATTTTAGTCTAAGTAGACGTACCAATCAACTTCTTCATCAAATGCAAACTGAACAACTTCTGTTTCACCAAAATCATTTCTGATTTCAATGTCATAGTTATCTCCTGTTGAATCGCATTCAATAAAAGTTATTTCAACAATCTCATCATTGTAACTGATTAGATCGCCAATCTGCAATGCATCTACTTTCAATGCATCAGCTTTTACAAGTTCCATGTCAATTATTGTATCACTCATTATTCTAACCCCAATCCTAATTCAAATCCTAAGTCTTCGTTAAAATCTTCAACGTTTTCTGGTAGCCATGCGTGCAAGTGGTGTTGCTCAATAATAGCCCAAACTGGTGCAGCAGTTAAGCCCTTATAAGAAATACCATCAGGCATCTCAATAGTCTCGTCCCACTTATCCTCATGAGCAAAGTCAATAGCCTGTATGCATACTGGCACCATGCTTAGCGGTACTGGTGGATAGTGATTACCCTGTAAGTGATAACCAATAGCCTGTTCAAGGCTTATGTCAATGTTTTCTGCTAGGTCTGTTGCAAAATTGCTTCCCATTATCGTGTTACCACCAATCCTGTAGTGTAGAAAGTTTTTGTGTGCATCTTGCCTGAAGGTTCAGACAGGTTAATTGTTGCGTATTCTTTAGCATCTCCACTATCAACAAATTGCTGGAAAGTTTCAACGGCAGATAAAGCATCACTATAACGACCAATCCAAACAGGTGCAGAGGCAGAGTCATAGGTAGCGGTGACAGAGTATAGGTATTCCATTATGCGTTCTCCAATGTGTATTCGTTTAATTCATTACTAGCGTACCATGCGGTGTATTCGTTGTAAAGCATGACACCCTTGTCACACTCACAAAAATCTGTATCGTATTCGCCATGACCATTACCCCAAAAGAGTACGCCCTCATCATAGCAATCCATGCAATCCCAAGTGTTCATTATTTATTCTCCAATCTTTACTGTAACAGTAGCATAGCGGTCTGACAAATGTAGAGGTGACTTAACCTGAACGACATACGCTTCAAGCCCTTCACCATACCAAATACCTTCACGCTTTTCTGCGTGAGTAATTACACCCTCAAAGTTACGAGAGATAGAGCGATAGTTTTTTCCTACGAGTAGGTTTTCAACTGAGTAAGTTCTTGCTGACATGAGCAACCTTCTTTCTTTAATTAACTTATTACTCTGTAATCCTATCATTACCTACTGACAAAAATCTAATTACTAGTGAGTAGTCTTAAATAATGAGACGCTCAATAAATGTGAGAAAAATCACAACCACGTAAACTTATCCACAGCCTGTGGAAAACCCCCGAGCTTTTTTATTTGAAAAGATCAAGCAGTTTTAAAACTTGCTTAGGTTTTTATTTTACAAGTTAGGATTGTATCTTGTTGATTGTTGAATGTGTGACATTGTATTTTCATAGCAAGCACTTTCAAATTTTTCTACAACAAATCTTTGATTGTCCGCTAAAAACATTTCACCAAATTCAAAAACTAAATCATTGAATTCATGTGAATCAATTCTGTCAGCAAACTTATTTAAAATTTCTGCAGTTGCTACATAGTCTTTGCGTGTCATCATTACTGAACCACCTTTAGAATTGCATAGGACCCGCCTGCATTAATTTCATCAAGGATAGGTCCTAACTTTGGAGCGATTAACTCTTTTAGCATTCCTTCAAGCATTTGAATGCGTAGTGTTTCAGGTAGTGCACTCATCTGCATTGTTACAGGATGGCCCTCTGCAAACTCTGTGACAAACTTTAGATTGTGTTCAATTTTCATTATAGTGAAGCCTTTCCTCGTAGTGTTCCAGAAATTGCAAGGGAGTCGCAAGCGACCTTGACAGATACGCCAACAGGTAGAGTGTTAGGATACTGTGAAATAAATTGAGCAACAGCACCTCGTGAAGGTAGAGCGATTTTCTTTACTGAACCATTAAAGGTTTCTAGTGTTACAGTGTAAGTCATTGAGTGACTTCCTTTCGTTTAATTGATAAGACTATCCTATCAGGGGGTACTGACAAATTAGGGCATTTATTCGCTAGGCTCATTGTGATTTGCATCACACTTATTTGCTAGGCTCACTGCCTGATTTATCTTTATTTAATTGTATAAGTAGAATACTACACGATAAAAGTCAAAAAGTCAAGGCGACACGCCGTAACTTAAATGTGATCTACACCACAGAAGCCCCGAGCTTTTTTATGCAGTGCGTTGCATGTTTATAAATTACTATGGTAGTAAAGAAAACCAAACACCAACATTGCAATCATTACAACTAACATTTATTTATTCTCCTTATACAATTCGTTCCAAGCATTACGACAAATCAAAATTGATTTGCAATTGTCACAACAAACAATTTCGTTGTTTAGTTCTAAATCATACATGTCAATTGCAGCAGTTGCGTTTCCACAAACTGATTTAACATTTACATAGTGACTCATTAGTTTTCTACTTTCTTTAATTCATGATTATTATTTAGAGGGCGACTATTGCTAGAGAACATAGCCTCTATGCTAGCCTTATTTTTTTCTAATTGAGCAAGTCTTTTTTCTTGTTGCTCTTTAAGAATTCTGTTATAAGTATCCATTACGATTACTCCCAACTTCTAGTAGTAGCGTACACCTGACGATTGCTAGGTGTGTAGTTTTCTAACTCTGTTAGAGAAACTTCTAGGATAGTACCTCTTTGAGATACTAGGTCTAAGTATTCATTAGCGTAGACCTCGCTAGGTACTGTTAGAGAAACATTACCAAACTCTTTTGATAGAGGGTAGTTAGGATTAGAGTTATACTCTACTTTGTATTTTAGTGAAAACATTTTGTTTTCCTTTCTTAGTTAAAACCTTTTTAACTTTCTTTATACTAGTAAGTATAACAGGGGGGTCTGACAAATTGGGGGGTACAAAACGGACATTTAGGACATTGTGACGTAGAACACATGTGACCTACACCACAGGGGGCCCGAGGCGATGTGGTACACATCACATGCGACACGCCGTGTTTGGACTTGCATTTGTCAGGGTAGTGTGATAGTATTCTACTATAACAAACTAAAGAAAGGTGTTCATCAAATGGATACACTAAACAGAGTAAGAGCAGAACAGCAAGCACGCTATGCGGTACAGCATGAGGCGGCTATGGCTAAGTCCCCTTGGATTAGAGAGAGCGTTCAGGCATACCGCAACGCTACACCAGAGCAGATTGCTGAGGTAGAAGCCTACCGCAAGCGTGTGCTTGGCTGGTAGTGTGACCAACACCACACGCTAAAGGCTTGACTTTTACCCCTATCCCTACTAGTATTATCACTATAACAAACTAACTAAAGAAAGAAGAACAGACAATGACAATGACAATCACTTACTCAATTTGGCAGGGCTCTAAACTACTAAGCATTGACAACATCGCACATGAGGTCAAGGCTATTGACCACCTCATCGCATCACTAAACGATAGCGACCTAGGCAAGGTCAAGAAGTTCACCGCTAACATTCAAAAGATTGAGGCAGGTAAGTAAGCAATGACTATTGAACTCAATGACTATGGCTTCATGCTTGATGCAGGTGACTTCATCTATCTATCCCTATCATGGGCAATGCTATTGACTAGCGCAGTTATTATTGCAGGGTATAAATTCTATACAGTACGAAAGGCTACTAAATGACATCAGCACTCTACGCACACACATGCGAGACATGTGGAGACACAGGCATCATTCTATTTGATGGCAACACAACACGCATAGACCCCTGTAAGTGTAAATAATTAAGATGGTGGGCATACAACAGTGTGCTCACTATTTTTTTTTGTATTTTTTTCCTGTATACGTGTATCATACAAAGCTACAAAATATTCAGATTTTTGGCAAAGTGAATTTACGATATTCTGTGCTATAATAAATCCATGGAAGAAACAACCGTAGTCATGCCAAGAGACCGATTCTGCTGCGCTGGGTGCACATGCACTGAGCCACACAGCTCTAAGCCTCAAGACTAATACTGATCTAAATATACTGTATCTGCAAAGCGCAAGATTCTTTTTGCCTATCAGAAAACAAAAACTTTTTCAGATTTTGCGGTATACTAATAATATGAAAATCTACATAGACGGACTAGAGAGATCAGGAAATACATTTCTAGCTGGGGCAATAGGTTACACACTATGTATTCAAGCTGTACCTTTATGGTCACATAAAATAGAAGCACTAGAAAACAGAAACTTAGATTATCCATTTGTAGTGCCACTAAGAGATGCTCTGCCATCACTAGTATCTGGAAAAATATATAAGGATTATGCAATTGCAAATGGTTTGAATAAACATAACACTGGACTATATGCTGATACAGAAGTTGTGTTGCAGCGGTATAAAGATTATACACAATATCTACTAGATAACGAAGATCTATTCATAGCACCATTTCATGAGTTTACTAAAGACCATAATGCAGTGATAAAGGTTATTGGCAGAACATACAAATACAGCGTAAACCAAATATTAACTGCTGAACAAATTATAGAAAAGATTGGTGAAAAGCCAGAGTTGGCAAATCCCTATTTAAGCAATTTTCCAAGAGAAAGTGCAAAAGAAAAAGAAGAAGTAGAACAAATGTTTTTAAATAACTATAAAGAAGACATTGACGCTATTCAAGCAAATATAGACAAGCTATATGAGCGCTACTATGAAAAGGTGAAATAATGGGTATACTAGATAATCTTGAAGCATCTATTAATTTTGAAGATGACAACTTGCAAACAAAAATTTTTTCAGAAACGGTATGCATAAATTGCTCCGAAAAAGAATCTACCCATATGCCTAATAGAGACAATATGGGCAGAGACAAGTTTTGGGAAGATTACTCTTCTGAGTGACTTAGCTCCCAGTTGTTCATATTAATTATAGATATTGCAAACTCTTGAGCTTCTTCTCTTGATTCTGCACGAACAACAAAATAAATTGTATCCTCATTGCCAGAAATATCTAGCTTAGTTTCAGCAATTGCTTCTGCAGTTGGAGTAAAATAATATTTAAGCAATTAGGTTTTTCTCCTTCATCTTGACGTATAAGTTACCCATCATGAAGACGAGTGACTGTTGGCTTTGCTCAATTGATTTCTCAATCTCTGCTGGATCCATTCCATTGTTTTGACATATAGCACGATTGTCTGCATTGAGACTATCAACCATAAACGCAACTATTTCTTGATCATTCATATTGTATCACCATTTCTGTATAGGACACTTGGCGTGTTCCAGTGTCGTCTTAAGTTTCATAAAACATCCACACTTTCTGCATGTCTGTGTTCTTTTACGAAAGAATTCACATCCAGTACAAATTTGTAGACGGTATGCTGCAAGCTCTTCTGGGCTCCTAGGAGATCCGTTAAACAGATCCCAAGGACGAACATCGTCGCTCACAGTATCTCCAATTTTGTTGGTATACCAATGATATCACAAGATACCGTAGTCCACAACTGATGAGACATAGTAGGACGTATAGTAGCTGACATACCTGGTATATCCATTACGTACTTATAACCTTTGCCATGCTTAGATTCTTTTCTTGACCAATGCTCAAAACCATAATCTAATTTTGATGCTTCAAAGACAAATAAATGATATGTCTTGATCTCATTTTTTGACGGGATATGAGACCAATCCTGGTCTGCTTTGGCTAAACACACATAGTAATCAGCATGTGTAGAAGCAACAGACTCTACCATCTTCTCTAATGTCTCGTGTTTGCCCAGCCTAGACCCAGATATAACCAATGTAGCCTTCTCTGGGTCATATCTTCCTGACTTGACACTAATACTCTCACCTGACTCTAATGTCATGTCTATGCTGACGCTATGGCTTCTATCAGGCTTCCAGTCATTTGGCATACCGTTTTCGTTTAGCACATCAGATACAAGTTCTTCTAGATATTCACTTGTACACGGTAAACGATATACCGAATGATGGATTGCCAGCTTTCCTAGCAAACCACCTATTAAAGTATTTTTTAATTCATCATGCATAGAATTCCATTGTATCAGACATGCTTGGATTGTGTCAATCCTATGTTGTCTGTGTGATGGTTTGATATCTCTATTTCGGCGACGACTTTAATGCAATTCATTTACTGGCGAAACTTAAAGGCAGCACTTTGATTTTTTATATCCACCCGCCGAACTTAATTTTAAATAATGATATAATTATCTTATTATGACAATTCAAGATTGGGCTTCGTTGATTGTAGCAATTCTTACAATTGTCTCATCATTTGGTTTAGCTGTAAGATGGCTTGTAAAACATTACCTAAGCGAGCTTAAGCCGAATTCTGGATCAAGCTTAAGAGACCAGGTTAATAGACTAGAGGCTGCTTTAGACGAGCAAAGAATGGATTCTATTGAATCTAGAAATCGTCAAGAGTCAAAGCTTGATGAGATGTACAGAATATTAATTAAGCATATCGCTAAGACTGACAACTAACCTAATTTTCCTATTTTCCTTTATATAAAATATATCTTTTAAAAACCTTGTTTAGATATAGTTCTTTTCTTTATATATTTTAAGTATACACCATAATTAATTTATTGAATAGGCATAATTCGGACATTTGGTATATTAGTAATTATAACTTTTTGGTAACAATTCCAAATACCCTGGCTTTATAAAATTTTTATGTCTGAAATGTCCAAATTGTATATACTTAAATAAATAATGTTATACTTTAAGCCTGCTAGTACTCAGATTCTAACCCACCCCACTGCGTCTGAGTACTAGCTTTATTTAATGGTATAATCAGTTACATGTGTACCCCAGCAATAGAAAAATTAGGAGCAACTCCAGCTCACATCCAGTGGACCGTTGTTCGTGGAGATTCGTCAAGCCTAGCAGTTCAATTTCTTGAAGATGATGAAGCCACTGGCTGGGATATAGAGGATTGGGACTTTGCAGCAACGGCCTATGACGTGTCTGGTGATTTTCTTGATGAGTTAACAGTTACAGTTTCTGGTCATACAGCAACAATTTTTGCATCAGCAGATTTAACAAAAAACTGGGGAACAAAATATACATCAATAGTTTCTGAACTTCCATTTGACCTACAGGCAACAATACCTGCTGGAGAAGATGATATAGAGCCAACTGTTTGGACTCCAGTACTTGGAACAATTTGTGTTCTAGGTGACATAACTCCTGGAGGTTTATAATGCCTGTAATTAAAGTTGAGGTATCTCAAGTAAACCTTCCACCAGTTATTAAAATTGGAAAAAAGGTTTTTAAGGTAAAGAAATAGATTCAATTCATGTCAACTAGCATGGATTTTCCAGGGAAGTCTAAAAAATATTCAGACAATGTAAACAACTCTTATCAACTTGAGCAATCAGTTTCTTTCATAGCTGTTCCTGGACCACAAGGAGAACAGGGCCCAAAGGGTGATAAAGGCGATTCTGGACCAGAAGGCAAACAAGGACCACAGGGAGAACCTGGAAAACCTGGTAAAGATGGAAAAAACGGTAGGGATGGAATAGCAGGAGAAAGCAGTTTGTCTCCATCAGGTCAAAGAACTGGTTGGGCTCTTTATACAAACAAAGATCAAAAAAATATTACTCTTGGTGCTACAAAAGGAAATGACGGCTGGGTTAGCTTTAGCTTTGACTGTAGGGGTAAAAATAACGAGCTTTATTTACCAGAAAATAACGTTTCATTATATAACTCACAATCACAAAAAATAAACCTTAAAGCACTAAAGGTTGGCTCAATTGTAACAGTCCGTTATGATATTATTTTGACTACCCTTACCAACAACACTGAAGTTTGGTTTAGAACTTACATACCAGAGTCTGACTTTTGGCCTACTACCTTTGCTGCAAACCTAAAGTATCAGTTTTCATATGACATGTCATTAGAGCACACCTTTTTTATAGAAAATGACATGGTTAGAAACTATGGCGGACTACCACAAATATTGACAGATAATGATGCCTCAATGGTTGCTAAATCTATTTATATATCTGTTAGATAAAATATCAAAAACTGTATAATCTTATGGTACAATTACTGCTATGAGCCCAAAAAATACTGGTACAACAGATTCATCAAAGAAGTCAGTTCCAAACGCACCAGTAATTGGCACAGCTACAGACCAAGGATCAGGACGCACATTTAATAGCGGTCAGGTTTCTGTATCTTTTTCAGCCCCTTCTTATAATGGCAAGATGCCTATTACAGGATATACAGTAACCTCATCTGGTGGACATACAGGAACTGGATCATCTTCTCCAATAGTTATAACAGGTTTGTCAACAAGTGGAACTCCAGCAAATTATACTTTTACCGTTACCGCAACAAATGCAATCGGAGTTTCTGCAGCTTCTTCAGCAAGTAATGCTGTAGTCCCAACATCTAAGCCAGCTCAGGTAACAATTGGAACAGCATCAGTTAATGGAACAACTGGAATTGTAACTATTCCTTTTACAAACCTTACATCTGCACAAATTGGAAACTCAGCTTTAACTACTCCAAACTATACAGTCACTTCTACTTCTGGAAAAACAGCAACTGGCACAGGAACCCCACTTACTATTACAGAAACAACAGCAGGAACATATACATATACAGTTATTGCAACAAATGCAAATGGATCATCTCCAGTATCTTCAAACTCTAACTCTGTTGTTGTTACATTAGGACCATTCTTTCCACCATTCTTTCCATTCTTTCCTTTCTTCCCTCCATTTTTCCCACCGTTCTTTCCTCCGTTCTTCCCATTCTTTCCTCCATTCTTCCCGCCATTTTTCCCACCGTTCTTCCCATTCTTCCCACCGTTCTTCCCTCCATTCTTCCCTCCTTTCTTCCCATTCTTCCCTCCATTCTTCCCACCTTTCTTCCCGTTCTTCCCATTCTTCCCGTTCTTCCCACCGTTCTTCCCATTCTTCCCATTCTTCCCGTTCTTCCCACCGTTCTTCCCATTCTTCCCGTTCTTCCCATTCTTCCCACCGTTCTTCCCATTCTTCCCATTCTTCCCGTTCTTCCCACCGTTCTTCCCATTCTTCCCGTTCTTCCCATTCTTCCCACCGTTCTTCCCAGGGTTTGGAGTTGGACCGTTCTTCCCATACTTCACACTACCAGGTGTAGTATAAAATAAAAAAGCAGTAATACAATTGGCCAACATTGTTTGGCCTTTTGTGTTTTTATGAGTGCTAGATCTTATATGTTGCAAAAGGTTTGCAATAATATTTAAATTGTTTTACAAAAAAATAAAGATAGTGTATAATAAAATAAAAAGGGGATATATATGGAAATTTATGATGAAAATGAAAACCCATGGTTTACCAAGGACAGATCAGAGACAATAACAAACAAGGTTGATAGGGCTATACCTGAGCACAATATTGTAATAGAGAACCCAGGTCTTGGTTTGAACATATATAGAAATGTGTTTTCTTTAGAAGATTCAAAAAGATATATAAACACACTTGAATCTAACTTAGACGGAACAAAAAAGTTTAGATGGTCTGAAGCAACAGTTACAAACTCTGCTACACCAATTAAACGAGCAAGAGATTGCGTTGACTTTAAATACAAGCAGGAAAATTTGGGACCAAGAGATCCTTTCAATAGTGAGCTCATTGATTTACATCAGGAGATATACGAAAAGCTAAAGCTTTGTATAGATGATTATGCAAGATACTGGGGAATTAATGTTGTTTATTATGAAGCATTCAACTTTGTCAAATATGAAGGCGAAGGAAAACACTTTAATATTCATGCTGATCACGGACCAGCATATAATGCTACAGTATCTGCAGTTATCTATATTAACGATGATTATGAAGGCGGAGAGATTCAATTTCCAAGATTAGATGGCTACACTCTTACTCCAAAGGTAGGAGACATTGCAGTGTTTCCATCAAACTACATATATGAGCATGCATCTCTGCCAATGAAGAGCGGTACAAAGTATTGTGTCGTAGTCATGACAGATATAAATGAGCTAGGTCATAAGTAATGACATTAAAAGAAAATATTGCAAAGTTTACAGCTTATAGGCCATGGGTTACAAAGGATAGTCCCTCTGTTCCATCACCAACACAAGCAGTAATTCCACAATGGTACAAAGATGCAGATAGGTTTGCCAAAGATCCTATTGGTGAATACTACAAAGCCACACCGCAGATTTGTCCATTTCCTAAAGAAGGAACAAAAGATGACTATGGAAAGATTCCTACATGGAAAGCATGTCCAGCAATCATGGATGCATTTACAACAGGATATGTATTAAAAACTCCTTGTGATATTACTTTTTTTAAAACAGCAAGCGGTTCTATAGATGTAAAAATAGAAGATACACGACATCAAGATTTTTGCAGCAAAAGAATGGCAATGCCACAATTTGAGCAACCAAAAGGATATTATAGAGAGCATTTTGCCTGGTACCCAGACTGGGGCCTAGAATTGCCAGAAGGATACAGTGCATTATTCATGACCCCAATGAATCGTTTTGATTTGCCATTTATAAATACCACTGGAGTTGTTGACAATGATAGTGTTCATCTTCTAGGTACTTTTCCATTTTTTATTACAGAAGGTTGGGAAGGAACGCTTCCAGCAGGAACACCATATGTACAGATACTGCCTTTTAAAAGAGAAGACTGGAGTCATGAAATAAACTTTATAGGCTCAACAGAAATTTATGCTAAAATGATGAGTAATGCAAATTTTTATAGACAACCAGATGGTGGCGTTTATAAAAATAAGGTTTGGACAAGAAGAGAATATAAATAGGGGGAAACTATGCAAACATGGACAGAAAAAATAAATCTTGGTAATGGAATTGTATGTTACAGAGATGTAATAAAAAAAGACTTCAATGTAATAGAAAGACTTGAAGAAAATTTAGGGTCAGTAGCTGGATACGGAGAATTATCTCCAGAAGGTAACAGATACCACTGGATGCCAGCATACGTTGGGTACCAGCAACTTATTCCAGACTACAGAGACTGTGTTGATTTTAAGTTTAAGAAAACAGATATAGAGCTAGATAAAAGCGAAACATCTTTAAAGCTACAATCTCTTTGGCAAGATGTATATGATGCTCAGTTCCAGGCAGTTGAAGATTACAGAAAAGATTACAACATTATGGATCTTAAATATTGGGAAGCCTTTAACTTTATAAAGTATGGTCCAGGACAACACTTTATGGAGCACCATGACCATGGGTATTCTTATAATTGTACAGTCTCTCTTGTTGCATACATCAATGATGACTATGAAGGTGGCGAGTTGTACTTTAGATTGCAAGATTTAAAGATTAAGCCAAAGGCTGGAGATCTGTATATCTTCCCATCAAACTACATGTATCCTCATCAAGCTATGCCAGTAGAATCTGGAACAAAATACTCTATTGTTACTATGTTGGATTATAACAAAAAGTTCCATACTCCAGATATGTTTACTCAGGATAAAATGTAATGTTAAATATCTCTGTTGAAAGATTTCCAGATTCAAAAATTATAATTTCTCCAATGTCAATAAAAAGAGACTGGATGGATCTTACTCCAGAAAAGCATGCATACAGATGTTTTCCAGTAACCCAAGCAAACATGGTTGGGTGGAATCTTTCAGCTAAAGAGGATATCAAGTTTATATGGAATGGAATAAACGATACAAGTTCAGAAAATGTTAAAGTTATAGAGGGAGAAGGTTTTACTTATACTGGCAGGGGACAATCTACAGTAAGTATACATACAGGGCTCACCTTTAGATCTGAACAAAACGTAAGCATGTTCACTATTAACCCAGTAAACTATTTTAGTGAAGACTTTGAAACCATGTCTTCTTTAATCAGTACATCTTGGCTAGATACTGGTTTCCCATTAGCAATTAAAGCAAGATCTGCGAATAAAGAAATTACTATAAAAGCAGGTACACCTCTTGCAACTATAGTACCAATCTCTTTGACAGCAATGGACAATACATCAATTCAAATATTTGATTATTCAGATCCAGATCGTAGTAGAGAAAAAGCTCATCAGTCATATGGAGAAGCTGCACAAAAAATTAATCAATCTGGTGAATGGACCGATTGGTATAGAGATGCAATTAATGAAAAGGGTGAAAGTAAAGGCTCTCACGAAACAAAGGTTATCCGTCTTTCTGTTACGGACAATACAGCAAGCAAAGGAAATGGTATAATCTAATTATGGATAATATAAAAGCTTCTGTTGTGGTTAGAAAGCCATCAATAACACCTTCTGGCTGGTTTGGTAGTGGCAAAGAAATGATTGTTGAGCTAGAAAACTTTATGACACAAGAAGAAATAGAGTTTTTAGAAAAGGCTGCAAAATCTTTAACAATTTGGGATGTAACAGAAAGCCATGTAAATGAAAACGGTACAGTAGTATACGATTCAGATTATTGGAAAGATAGAGTTGCAACACAGCCAAGTTTAGACAAAAACGATCCAAAGATATCTCCAGTCATTGCTGGCCTATTTCAAAGATTGCAACCAATAGTAGAAGAATTTTATAAAGTAAAAGTAATTCCTACAGGAACAACAATTGTCAAGTGGCTTCCAGGACAATTCCAAAAACCACACGCTGATAAAGAACTGCACGACGGGCCAGACGCAGGACTGCCAAATGATTTTCCAAACTATGATCTTTCCAGTTTGTTTTATTTAAATGAAGACTACGAAGGCGGAGAGCTATACTTTCCAAATCAAGGAGTTCAATTTAAACCTAAAAAAGGAGCAGCATATTTTTTCCCTGGAGATATGAACTATATACATGGGGTCACAGAAATAAAAAGTGGGCTTAGATTTACATGTCCATTTTTTTGGGAAATTACGGAACATACTGGAGACAGAAAGCCGTAATATGACTACAGAACTTACATTTGAAGAAATTTATCCAAATATTGTTGTTTACAATAACATATTTGAAGACCCAGAAAGAATGTATCAGATTGCAAAAGATTCAATAAATAATTATGAAGATGCTATATGGGACAAGTGGAATGACTGGTACTCTATAGGTGAAAAAATAGAAAACTTTGGAATATCTTTTGATAAAAATGTCTCAGATCTTAAAATTAACTTTGACATAGAACCTACTAGCAAGGTTCAAGAAGATCAAAGATATTTTATGATTGAATTAATTAAAGCATTTCATTTGGCTAATAACCACTATATTGAAAAACACAACTTCCCAATACACAAAGAAGAAAAAGATACTGTTCAATCAGATGGAAAAATATATCAAAAGTGGAACTGGACTGGACCATCTTTATGTAAATATTATGTTGGTTCTACCGCTGCTGGGCCAGACTCTGAAAGATTAGCAATGAGATATCACAGCGACTATGTTAGAGAAGCTATAAAGGGACCAGGATATAAGTTTGTTTTGACTACAACCGTATACCTAAATGACAATTATTTAGGAGGTGGAATTGACTTTGCAGTTGGCAATAAGCTAATAAATTATAAACCAAAAGCTGGAGATTTTGTTGTTTTTCCTTCAGGACATCCAGAATATTCCACAGAAGATGGTGAGGTATATCTACATGCTGCAGAAATTTGTAAAGAAAATGAAAAATATTTTATAAGGATGTTTTGGACAGTATATGAAGACTCATCTGATGAATGGAAAGAAAAAAGTCTAATTTTTGGTGACTCTTGGCAGTCAGAGATGAATAAGATTCAGGATCAATATGTAAAAGAAAACCCACAAAGAATTATAATAGATGATGGGGTTAGATTAAGATGAACAACAGCCAAGAAAATGGTATTGTGTTTGAAGAAATATACCCAAATATTGTAGTTTATAAAAATATGTTTAAAGATATTTCAAAATCTTACAAAGTTTTAAATGATTCTTTAGATAACTCAGAAGATAGACTTTTTAGCCCTTGGACACAATGGTCTATTTTTGGAGAATACTTAAGCCCAATAATACCTAATCTGATTATGTACGATAAGTACGGCGGTTTAAAAGATATCAAAACAACAACACAGTCTCAGGAAGACCAGCGACTCTTTGCAATAGAGATGTTGGAAAACTTTTATTTGGCTACAGAGCACTATATTAAAAAATATGGAGTAGAAGTAGATTTAGATGAC